TAACATTTCTGCGAACTCTTTTTGAGTGTATTGGAGTTCTTTTCTGATAGTTTTAAATTGCTCTTTTGTTAATTGCATGATAATCTCTCCTTATCCTTTGCTAGGTTAAGGCTCTGCATTTCATGTTGTGCAGAGCCTTTTTTATTTTGGTTTATTTCTCTTTTGCTAGTTTGTTTAGCTCCTTACAAGCTATGTCTAGCTTGCTTGCCATTTCTCTTATGGTTGCCATGCCCTCATCAAATCCTTGCTTTGATAGCTTTGGATTTTGAAGAGCCATGATTAGTATTTCACTTGCTGTCTTCCAATTAGGAGTTATATCAATAGTTTGTTTATTCATGTTTAGTGCCTTTCTCTTTGCTAGTTATGCTGTTAATGGCTGTTTAAGAGCCTTACAGCTTGGTTAATGTAAAGACTAGACCAAACTAGCCTTTACAATTCATTGGATTACTCAAAGGGATTTTCTTCTTGTGTCCAGTAATCAAACAATTCATCTATAGTTTTTTGATCTGCTTCTTTTATCCATTCCCAAGAATTATTACATTGCTTTTCAAGGTTAATGATAAAATCTATTTTTTGCTTTCTTGTTATTTTAATCATGTTTAAACTCCAAAGTTTTGATTATAGCAGTATTCATTCAATAAGCATGAAAACCACAATAGATAATATATGAAATACATTGTTCCTATTGATGCTATTATTAAAGCTATAAATTTAAGATAGCCTTTTATTATGCTAGTCATTGTTTACCCTTTCTTAGTGAGTTTTAAATATTATTTGTTTGTCATTACTTGCCCAACATAGACCGCAAGCTCCGCAATTTGGGGTCTTGTCTTCTTGGACTGGACATAATAAAGATTTACCTTTTATAGGTTTTACAATATCAAAACTATTCGCAGAAAATTTATTGTCTAGATCATTACTGGATCTAATGGAAAATCTCTCTTTATGTATGCTTCTTAAGAATGAAATAGTACTAGCTATATTTCTAGACTTTTCGTATTTAGATTTGATATTATTAGCTGTATAGCCATAAATAGCAATGTTGGGAAAGTCTTTTAAAATCATATCCCAAAACATTACATAAGATACGGAAAAGAAATCACCTAGTATATGTAATCTAATTAATGCTTTCTTGCCCTTTAAGCTTTTAATATCTTCATATAATCTTGTTTTTAATAACTCTTCATCCCTGGCACTCATTCGATGAGCAAAAGGCATATTATTCCCATAGCACGTAGACCAGTGAAAGCAATCTTTGGGGCAAGTCTCTCTTTCTATTAATGTAAGAGTAAAGAATTTATAGTCTTTAAACTTGCCTTTTGTAACCTTGCTTCCAAGCTTTGCATTTTTACTGGGTTTTAAAACTTTAAATTTATAATCTTTTAAATCATAAACATTCTTTTTATATATTGTTGTTGTTAACATGGTTTTTCCTTTTTGCTAGTTTTGTGAGCTTCTTGTAGCTCTAGCTAGTCTTGGCAATGCAAGACTAACAAGAGTAACAAGACTAATTAAGATCTGTAAGAATATAAATGCCGTCTTTTATTTTCTTTTCTGTTTCTTTCTTGGTCTCATTCAAAAAGATATTTCTATATTTGCCAGTAGTTACAGAATAATCCCAGTATTTATTGTCAAGATAAATCTTTTCCTCTTTTTGCTCGTAGTTAAAAAAGTAATTAGTTACTTTCTTGGCTATGATAGAGTTATAAGACTGAAAATATTCTTCATTATCATTGGTTATAATAAATTGGTTAGCAATCTTATTGCCTTTGTTACTTGTCATGTTTTCTACTTTCATTGCTTTTTTCCTTTGCTTAGTTATTAATTGTTTTTTAAATATAGATTTGCATTAAATGGATTAACTTTTGCAATATTAGAATTTTTATAATTAAGTATTCTCAAGTTAATCAAATAAGAAATTATTTGGATTGTATTGTAATCATTACCAAACTTTATCAAACTGTCTTTGTTGTTTAAAAAGTATTTAACACAATCTTTAATCTGATTTTTGTAATGAGTGTTTTGTTTAGCTGTATATTTCATGTTGTTTTACCCTTTGCTAAAAGTTAATCAATACATATTATTATATAGAAAGAGCTTCTATTTGCAAGCATAAAAAAACAAAGTAAAACAAAGACTTAGCAAAATAGTTTTTCCAGCTACTATTTATTAAAGTAAATATTTTATTGATTGCATTAAATAAATAGTTTATTGAAAGTATATAAAGGGAAGTACTAAGATATATATTTTTATAAACATTGAATTGAGACATTCACGCACGGCATAGCATGAACCAGGCACGCAATAAAAGAATAGCACGCAATAACACGCAAATAATAAGGCAAGGGGGGCTATTTTCGCAGGCAGGCACACCCAGCAACACGTGCGTCACTTTATATATGTTAATAGATAGTTCTACACACACATGATAAGCAAAGCAAAACAAGAGCACATCATAGCATCCATTACAGACGGACACAGCCTAGTCAAGGCTTGTGCAGATGCAAAGGTCAGTCGTGCTACGTTATATCGCCATATGAGCAAAAATGCAGAGCTAGATGCTGAGGTTAAGACTGCACAGAGACAGGCTGCTGAGAAAGCACTAGAAGAGCTAGAGGATATGTACGGAGATGCGTTGCATGGGCGAAAGAGTTACGATCCTAATCTATTGAGAGACTATGGACATCATGTACGTTGGAAGGTGCAGAAGATATTGCCAGAGAGATTTGGCGAAGCTAAGAGCCGAGCAGGTGTAGAGATCAGTGATGGTTCATTGAAGATAGTTTGGGAGACTGGTTCCGAGGATGCAAGTTAAGATACCATACAAGCCTAGAGCATTACAGGCTGAGATGCACAAAGACCTGAAGAGGTGGAATGTGCTTGTGATGCACAGACGCTTTGGTAAAACTGTGTTTGCTGTCAATCATATGATTAAACACGTGCTTACTTGTCCATTACCAAGACCAAGAGTTGCGTTAGTTGCTCCTACGTTTACGCAAGCTAAGAGGATTAGCTGGGATTACGTGAAGTATTACGCTGGTGTGATACCAGGTGTTACCTTTAATGAGACTGAACTAAGAGCAGACTTTCCTAACAATGGTCGGATTATGTTGTTATCAGGCGAGAATCCTGATGCTTTGAGAGGTATATACTTGGACTTGTGTGTCTTTGATGAGTATGGGATGCAGAATCCTAGGGTATGGGGGGAGGTTGTTAGACCTGCCCTATCCGATAGAGAGGGTAGTGCTATCTTGTTGGGAACACCTGCTGGGCATAATCATTTTTTTGAAATACTGCAATCGGCTAAAGAACAGAGTGAGGAAGGCTCTGACCAATGGTACTGGAAGATTGCCAAGGCTAGTGAAACGAAACTTGTGAAAGACGAGGAACTCAAAGCTGCACAGTTGCAAATGACACCTGAGCAGTATGAGCAAGAGTATGAGTGTTCATTTACGGCTGCTATAATTGGTGCGTATTATGGGAAGTTGTTGGCTGATGCTGATGATAAGGGCAAGATTACCAGGGTTCCATACGATCCTGCATTGCCAGTTCATACGGCTTGGGATTTAGGTATTAATGACTCGACTGCTATTTGGTTTGCACAAGTGTATAGAGGGGGTGCTGTTAATGTTATTGACTATTATGAGAATAGTGGCGTTGGCTTGGACCATTACGCTGAAGTATTGCGAAAGAAAGATTATCACTGGGGAGATCATCTTGCTCCACATGATATTGAGGTTCGAGAACTGGGTAGTGGGAAATCGAGGTTAGAGACTGCTTTTAGCTTGGGGATACGCTTTAAGGTGATACCGAGAATGAAGATTGCTGACGGAATCAATGCTGCTAGAATGATAATACCTAAATGCTACTTTGATAGAGACAAATGTGCTGAGGGATTGGAAATGTTGCGACAGTATAGGCAGGAATGGGATGAGAAGAAAAAGATATTCCGAGATCAGCCAAGACATGACTTTACGAGCCATGCTGCTGATGCTTTTAGATATTTAGCTGTTGGGTTGGAGAATCGTACTGTAATGACAAGACCACCACAATCTGTGGCTGTGAATGAGTACAATCCTTTTACGCTGTGATGTATGGTCACGACTATGAAGATGCTTTGGAGATGGTGAGATATAGTGAGCATCATAGGGATTGGGATGACGAGATGATACAAAATTATATTGAAAAACCTTTAGGGATAAGACAGTATAAGATTATGAGAGACGATTTACATGAGCCATTGATGTTTGCTACATGGGGATTTCCTAGTGAAAAGCAGGTTGATGAGTACGTTGGAACCAAATATTTCCCTGTTGATGGATACAAGGGAGGTGGCAAAGATGTTTGGTTAGTAGACTTTATTGCAAAAAAAGGTTATACAAGAATTGGATTCCTTGTTTTGAAGAGGATGTTCATGCGTAGTGGCTTTAAAAAAGCCTTTTGGTTTAGACCTGAAACTGAGAAGTTAGGGTGGCATATGTTGAAAGGAAAGTAACATGGGTGGTGCTCCAAAGAAAGTTGCTAAGGCAGCAAAGAAAACTCTACAAAAAGCTGAAAAGGCTTTAGTTGAACCATTGGAAAGACCAGTTAAAAAGGTTGTAAATGTGGTTGAAAAGGTGGGTGCTGACATAGTTGAGCCACTAGAGAAGCCAGTTAAGAAGTTAACAAAGGAAGTTGTTGAGACTGTAACAGGCACAGATAAATATGACTATAGGCAGCCAGAACAACCAGTGCAATCTCCCGAGATAACACCTGAAGTTGTTGAAGATGAAAAGCCAACTATAACAACTAGGTATGCCACTAGAGGAAAGAGATCAGGTCAGGGTGGCACAATCATGGAAGGCTATGGCGTAGTTACACGACCACCATCAAAAAGATCAGTAACATAGGAGATAGCAATGTCATTTTTGAAACCAAAAGTATATGTTCCACCACCACCACCAGTTCCAGAAGAACCTGCTAAAGCCGATTACGAAAAGGCTGCTGCATTAGCTGGAGAAGCTGAAGCAACAGAAAGAAAGAAGCGTAGAGGTCGTGGCAGTACAATAGTTGCTGGGCAGCTAGGCGAAACATCTACCAGTATGGGCAGCACAGGTGGTACACCAACTTTATTAGGATAGAGCTATGATGAATGTCAAAGATATAGTTGCTAGATTTCAACACGTTGAAGGTCAGCGAGATAACTGGAACAACCATTACCAGGAGTTAGCTGATTATATGCTGCCAAGAAAGGCAGACATAGTTAAGAAGAGAAGTCGTGGCGAAAAGAGAATGGAACTTATCTTTGATGGCACAGCTTTACAGGCAGTTGATTTGTTATCATCTAGTTTACATGGGATGCTGACATCAGGTGCTACACCTTGGTTTCACTTGACAATGAAAGATGAGGAGCTAGGTAGAGACGAAGAGGTGCAGAGGTGGTTAGAGGATTCATCACAAAGGATGATGCGTGCTTTTACCATGTCTAACTTTGAAACCGAAGTCCATGAGATGTATGTTGACCTAGTTGTGTTTGGTACTGGCTGTATGTTTGTTGAGATGGATGACAAGACATTACGTTTCAGCACAAGACATATATCTGAGTTTTACGTTACAGAAGACCAGTATGGTATAGTTGACACTGTTTTTAGAAAGTATGAGATACCAGCAAGACAAGCTGTGCAAAGATTTGGCATTGAAAACGTAGGTACTTTTATTGCTAGGACATTTGAGAAGAAGCCTGATGAGAATGTGGATCTTCTTCATGTTGTGATGCCTAGGAAAGACAGGGATCCTACGAAAAGAGATAATAAGAATATGCCGTTTGCATCTATGTATATTTGCATGGAGACAAAGATGGTATTGGCAGAGAGTGGTTTCCAGGAACTGCCTTACGTTGTACCACGCTTCTTGAAGGCAACTGGAGAAGTGATGGGGAGATCTCCAGCAATGGTTGCGTTGCCAGATGTTAAGATGATAAATCTTATGTCTAAAACAATCATACAAGCGGCACAAAAAATGATAGATCCTCCACTACTAGTGCCTGATGATGGGTTTTTGCTCCCTATAAGAACCCAGCCTGGGGGTCTCAACTTTTACAGATCAGGTTCCAGGGATACGATAACACCATTACAAACTGGTGCGAATATACCTATTGGACTGAATATGGAAGAACAGCGAAGAGCAGCAATTCGTACTGCGTTCTTCGTTGACCAACTATTAAGTGGCAATCAGCCTAATATGACAGCTACTGAGGTTATACAAAGGCAGGAAGAAAGAATGAGAGTGATAGGTCCTGTTCTTGGTAGGCTGATGAATGAGATGCTAAGACCTTTGATTGATAGGGCGTTTGCTTTGATGTTGCGTGCTGATATGCTTGCTATACCACCAGAGGTATTGCAGGGAAGAGATATAGATATTGAATATGTATCACCACTTGCTAGGGCACAAAAGTCTAGCTCTGTGAATGGTGTGATGAGAGCGTTAGAGATATTGATGCCGTTGTCACAACAGTTACCAGTAGGAGATCATATTGACCCTGATGGATTGGTTACCTATTTAACAGAAGCATTAGGTGTTCCAAAGAAGATACTAAAACCTCAATCGGTTATTGATGAGGAAAGAGAACAGCGTGCAATGATGCAGCAAGAGCAGATGGAAAGACAAATGGAGCAAGAAGATGTTGCTACAGTCGGTCAAGCTGCACAAGCTGTAAGAATGGTTGGTGCAAATGAATGACCAGATAGCACAGTTAAAGATAATGTATAAGGATACATTTAACGATAACGCTGGTAAAAAAGTTTTGGAGGATTTGGAGTTACGTTGTAATTGGCGTGCTTCAAGTTATGTAGCTGGAGATGCCAATGCTACAGCCTTTGAAGAAGGTAAAAGGGCAGTAATACTACACATATACAATATGATGAAAGAGGAGTAAAAATGTCAGAACAAGTTGCTGAACAGGTAGCCGAACCAGTACAGCCTTCAGTGTTGGAAACACCAGCCGAGGTTGCACAAGGTGGGTCTGGTAACAGTTTCATGGAAATGATACCAGAGGAATTAAGGGAGCATCCAAGTTTATCACCAATTAAAGACGTTGGTAATTTAGCTAGGAGTTATGTAAACGCACAGAGATTGATTGGCAGTGATAAGATTCCATTGCCAAAGAATCCAACAGACGAAGATTTAGATAACATTTACAGTAGGTTAGGCAGACCAGAGACACCTGATGGTTATGAGTTGCCTGTTGATGGTAATGTTATTACTGAAGATATAGCAAAGCAATATGCAGATATTGCTCATAGCCTAAGACTTACACCACAACAAGCACAAGGTGTATTGGACTATTACAAAAGTTCAGTGTCGCAAAGCACAGAAGCTATGCAAGCTCAAGCAGAGCAGCAAGCTGAAGCGACAGCAGCAGAACTACAAAGAGAGTGGGGTGCTGCTTTTGAGCAAAAGGTAACGGCTGCAAAAGAAGTTGTCGATCAGTTTGGTGGCAGCGATTTGCTACAGATGAAGCTAGAAGATGGCACATTGATTGGCAATCATCCTGCATTTATCAAAGCCTTTGCTGCTATGGGTGAGTTTAAGTCTACTGTAACAAGCGAAGATACTGTATCTGAAAACGCTGTTAATAGACAGTACACACCACAAATGGCACAACAAGAAGTTGACGCAATTATGAACGACAAGTCACACGCTTATTGGAATAGAAAGGATCCTATAGGAAGACAACGTGCAGTTGATCGTATGCAAGAATTGATGGGTTATATTCATGGTGGATGAATTAACACCTGACCAACAGATTCGTTTGGAATGTCTACGGCTTGCAGTTGAATTTGGTACGCAAAGAGATATGTTGCATCCAGAGAAACTTGCTGATATATATTACGAATGGATGATGAAGGGTAGCTTGGTAACAAGTCCTCAAGACAATCGGATAGACGATAGCCTGAAGTCGGCTCAAAAAACTAGGAGTGTCCGTAAAGGGTAGCACGCTGCAAATAAAATCAAATGTAACTTTTACTAAGGAGACTTAAATGTCAACACAAGTAACTACAGCGTTTGTTCAACAGTATTCTGCTAACGTGCAGATGCTATCTCAACAGATGGGAAGCCGTCTAAGAGATGCA